CCCCCTTATACTATAAATTATTTATTTTTGTTGTGATGTATGTTAAGTGCCAACCAATTCATAATAGGCCAAATTTTTCCCAAAATAGGAAGTTTTTCAGCATACTCATCTTTCATTGCCATTGTAAGTGCATTTGCAACTACAACGATTGAACAAGCTGTACCCCACCACGCTTGAGATGAACCCCAAGCTAACATTAATGATTCCATCAGATATCCTCCTTTATTGTTTAGTTAGAGTAAATTAGTGATACAAGTAACCTGCAACTGCCCAACCCGCCAAAAAGATAAGGGCTTTACATAGATATGGATGCATTATAGTTCTCCTTTTTAATTTTTAGTTTCTTACCAATTTCTTTGAAAACGTCTTTTGCCAGTCTAGCATTTTTCGTCATAAGTCCTTCCTTGAACTTGCCAAACCTGTCTTTAATAACAAACTCACGCATCTTAGAACCAGACATACCAGAAACACCCTCAGCGTCTGGGTCACGATCTCCTGCGGAGACAACTGAAAAATCTTTTATATTATCAAGGTCACTATCAACATATTTACTCATATTCTTTTTGAATTCGTTTACCCGATCACTACCAACTACGAAAACAACTTTCTCAAACTTATCATTATTTAATTTATCTAATACATCAAAGGGTGTCTTTATAGATGTATCAGTATTTATAACATTGCCAAAAACATCTTTCAATACTTTCACTTTCATTTTGAATGACAAAGGATTCTTTTTACTATCTTCGGTCTTTGAAGGAAATATCATAGCTGTTGCTTTTTCTTTCTTTGCAACACTAACGACTTTAGCAATAAGTTTGCCGTGTCCAACAGTAGGGGGATTCATCCTACCGAAAGAGAATACAGCTGTATTACCTTTTGCTTCGTTTATGAATTTCCTGTATGTTTTCATTTTAGTTTTTCATATCCCTTTTTCAAATATTTTGCTACTTCATCTTTTTCTACACGCATCACACTATCACCGTCATCAGAAAGTTTAACAATAATAACATCATCAGATTTTTCTCTCTTAATCTCTTTGGTCATTGTCCTGATAGATTTACTAGTATTACTTCCAGAGTGACTACTCTCTTTCTCTCTCTTGACAATATCCTTTAATGTCTTATCTTCCATCATCATTTTCTTTGCATATTTAACGGTCATCAATTCTTGACCTTTTGATGAAGTAAATTTAGGTTTTGTTTTACCAGATTTAATTACCTTTCTACCTTGAACTAAAACCCAATAATCATCAGGCAAAGACTTCCAATCTTTTGCTTCATCTAAAAATGTTTTATAACTTTTCATTAGAACATCTCTCCGTCTTGTGCTTCGATTTCATCTTTGTATTCATCAGCAAATTCCTGTGCAACAGCATCTTTTTCCTGTCTACTAAACTTAACGCCAGGAAATTCTTTTTGATATTTCTTTGCACCATCATCTACAAGATACTTCCAAAGTTTAGGAGCTTTCTTATGGTCATACTTTCCAGACTTCATTTTCTTCTGGATGTTCTTGACAATAGGAATAAGTCTTTGTTTATACAACTGGCTATCATTATCAATAAACAACTTGAGTTCAATGACCATATCTTTATCAACTGCTTCAATAAATTTTTTAAAGTTTTTCATTATTCTTCCTCTTCTTCGCAATCTTCTTCTTCAGTTTTAACTTTTTTATTTTTACGTCCATCACCACCAGAACATCGGCGTCTTTCTCCACCCTTCTTAATAAATTCTTTAACTAGTTCTTCTGCTTTCTCGTTATCACCCTTCCACTCTTTGTCAATCTCATTGAAAAACTTTTTCTTTTCTTCGTCTGACAAATCTTCTGGACTATCAACTTTATACTTAGCTAACTTCTTATCAAAGAACTTTTGATACTCTTCTTTACTGCCTTCCGACATAAAACTTTTAAAATTTTTCATTTTGAATCCCCTTTATATTCAGTATTATGAACTTTTTCCCAAGCATCTTTACCCTTATATCGTTTGCCCATATGAAATACATTTCGTCTTTGCCAAGCCATCGCACTCCGTGGATTACACTTACATTGATACCTTAATTGTGCATCACACTTTCTACAAAACCTAGATTTAATAGATGTCGTTCCCTCTCCATTCTGTTGGGCTTCCTTGTTCTCCACTTCCGTCATTACTTTCCTTTTCTTTAAGTTTTAATAATTCTTTTCCTAAATCTGTTAATCTATCATCACCATCAATAGTGAAATCTCTATCTCTTATATCTTCAACTATTCTAGGATCATGTTCAAAACGATATTGGTCTTGTGTTTGATACTTGGCAATAAATCTATCTAGTATTCTTCTTAGCTCTAATAAATCTTCTAGCATAATATTCTCCTTACCAATCTTTTTCTATTGTAAAGTTTGCATGAGAAAACTCAAGTCTGTCTACTAACTTGACAGCACTACCGTCTTTAGCATCAATTGCAACAAATCCTTCTGGAGCTGTTACTTTGAAACCATCAGGTGTTTTCAAAAATGTTCCAATACCTTTAATTGTTTCCAACTTTCTAATAACCATTTCTTTTGCATCAAGGATACCCAAGTAAGTAGCCATAGTGAAATACAATTCGTCTTTGAATTTCTTTAAAGTCTTTTTAGATTCTTTCTGAATATCTTGATATACTTTTTTACCTTTATCTGATTTCTTTGAATCAATTTCCTTTGTCATCCTATCCATGTAATATGTTTCAAACTCTTTAACAAGTTTTTTCGTATCAGCAATCTTTGCACCAGCACGAATCTTAGTATTAAAAAAGATTTTCATAAATGGTGCTAAACCATGTTTAGAATTATCAGCAGTTTCTTTTGCCAACAGGTTTAAGAACTTCCCTGCTTTAGAAACTGCACCTTTAATTTGATTTATTTTTCCTTCAAGTTTCTTTGTTTCACTTGAAGTAAATGTAGCTGCGTTTGCAGTATTCAAGTATGCATCGTCAAACCAAACATTTTTGGTTTTCTTAAAATCACTTGCTGATACTCCAAATGAAGCAGATAATGAATCAATGCTGTTTCCTGTATACTTCGTGTGCCATACAACTCCAAGATGTGCTTTTCTCATTTGAGAAGCTAAGTCACTATCTTCGGGTACAGCATAGGTGATAGTATTAGGCCCAAAAGTCAACATACTTTGTCCATCAATAGTTTGTTTCTTCAAATCACCTTTAGAAAACATAATGTCACCCTGATAGACTCCATCAGTTATTCCGAGTTCGGGTAAGTATTTCAATGCAAGTTTTATTTTATCTGAAGGCCCACCCGATCCGTGATTCGCACTTATATCTGCGTTTGTATAATTAATTTTGGGGGTCTTGTTAAAGAGTGATTTTATTGCAACGAAAAACTTTCCGTTCTCTGGATTGATACCAGCAAATATTGCTGGGGCTCCATCCCACTTTACAGTGATATTAGTTTTACTCTTTCCACCTGCCAACATATCGTTGAGTGAATTTAAAAACTCTATCGCTGTTGTCGCACCCTTAACACCATTGTTGATGATTTCATCTTCAAGGTGCTCCATGTGCGTATTCTTTGCTTCATTTAATTTTTGTTTGAAAGATAGCATTTTTTCTCGATATTCTTATATTTTATACTACTATTGTAACATACTTTTTCCTGTTTGTCAAGAAAAAAATGACCATCTCTAAGTTGTTGTTTTTATGTTATTTATTGACAAAATCTGCAAGTTCAGATGGTACTGATGCTTTTACACTTGTTATTTCAATACCTAGAAATTGGAAAAGACCTTCAAATAATCTATTTCCCAATTTCATTATTCCAGATAAAGCTTTACTAACCTGCTGAGAAACTTTCTTAAAAAAATCAGTCAACCATTTAGTTGCATCTTTACCTATATTTTTTAATTTTCCAAATATAGAACGCAAAAGAGCAAACTCATCTAATCGTACAATATCTTCTGTTAAATTTAAACCTAAACTTTTTATATCTTCGTCAAGTAAAATTTCTTCCCTTATAATATCATCCAACGTAGCTGGAATTAATGTTTCCATATCTCTTGTATGGTCATCACCAGCTAATCTTAAAACAGAATATGGTTTAGTACCAGATGATTTAAATGCAGAATATACTTTTATTCCCCTAGCCTTTGATTTGAGTTCACTTGA